ACAATTGGTGATCCAACTACACAAGATCCAATGTTTATAAGATTCTCAAATCAAGAAGATATTAATACTTGGAATCCAACTGTAACAAATACAGCAGGAACTTTTAGACTAGATACGGGAAACGAGATTATAGGAGCTATACAAGGTAAAGATTATATCTTCGTTCTTACAGATCAAGCAGCATATACTATTCAATTCGTTGGACCACCATTTACATTTTCTGTAAGACAAGTTGGAACAAACTGTGGATGTATTGGTCAACATGCAATGATATTTGCACAAGGAGCAGTATTCTGGATGGGATTTGGTGGTGGATTCTTTGCATTTGATGGAACAGTAAAACAATTACCATCTTTAGTTGAAGACTTTGTATTTACAGATATTGGAGATAATTTAGGAATTAACTATGATGCAAGTCAAATAACTTATGCATATCACAATAGTTTATATAATGAAGTTGGTTGGTTTTATGCAAAATCAGGATCAACTCAATTAGATAGAAATGTAGTTTATAACTTCGTTGAAAATACTTGGGCTGTTGGATCTTTAACTAGAACAACATATCAAGATTCTGTAACTTTTGATTTACCATATGCGACACAATACATAACAAATGGTACACCAACATTTCCAACTATTAATGGTGTAAGTAATCTATATGGTTCAACTAAATACTGGGCACAAGAAACGGGTGTTAATGAAGTAGATGCAAATGGTGTTCAAACACCTATTGCAGCTTATATTAAATCAGGGGATTATGATTTATCAGAACAAGGTTTAGCTGGAGATGGTCAATTAATCATGCGTGTTAAAAGATTTATTCCAGACTTTAAGAGTCTAGAAGGCAATGCAAAAATAACTTTATTCTTTAGAGACTATCCAGCAGATGCTGATTCAACTCCATCTTCAACACCACCTTTAATTACAGGACCATTTACAATTACATCTTCAACGACTAAAGTAGATACTAGAGTTAGAGGAAGACAAGTGAGTTTAAAAATAGAAAATGATGCAGTGGGTGAAACTTGGAGATATGGAACTTTGAGATTAGATATTGAAGCAGGTGGTAGAAGATAATGGCAAAGATAACAGCGTATATACCAGAACCAACACAAAATTATGATGTTAATAATCAAAGACAAATACTTGAAGCAGTTAACACAATTAAAGATCAACTTAATTTTGGATATCAACAAGACTTAATTAACGAACAAGCAGCGATGTTACAATTTATGTATGGAAATCAAAATGGTTTTGGATGTGATACTGGAAGCTCTACTAATCCAACAGTTATAGTTCCAGGAGGAACTAGTGTTGATGCTTTTGGAAGATTTAGAGTATCTGAACCTTTTACATTATTTGATTCACAAAATAGATATGCAGAAGACGATCAATTTAGTTCATCTACAACAGGAGCAGGATCTACTGTTACATTTGCAACAAATGAATCTTCAGTAAATTTAAATGTAGGTACAGTATCTGGTGGTAAAACTGTAAGACAAACATTTAGAAGAATGCCATATCAACCTGGTAAAAGTATGTTGATTCTTGCAACATTTTGCATGAATGTTGCTAAAGCAAATCTTAGACAAAGAATTGGTTATTTTGATGAAAACAATGGTATTTATTTAGAACAAAATGGAACATCAGAACCCTCATTTACAATAAGAACAAATACATCTGGAACTCCTGTAGATACAAATACAGCATCTCAATCTAGTTGGAATGGAGATAAATTAGATGGAACTGGACCAAGTGGTTTAACTTTAGATTTAACTACAGTTCAAATATTTTGGACGGATTTAGAATGGTTGGGAGTGGGTAATGTTAGATGTGGATTTGTTATTAATGGACAACTTATAGTTTGTCATACATTTCAATGTGCAAACCAAACTGGGAAAACAAAAGTATATATGGAAACAGCTATACTTCCAGTTAGATACGAAATTGAAAACACAGATACAACAGCAACATCGTCTACATTAAAACAAATTTGTTCAACTGTTATTTCAGAAGGTGGTTATCAACAAACTGTTCAAGATACTATTGCAAGGAGAACTGCTATACTTGGAACAATTTCAACTACATTTTTACCTCTTGTATCTATTAGACTTAAATCAACATCTGCAGGCGCAGTTGTATTATTGAATAGAGTAAACGTATTACCTACAACAAATCAAAGTTATGAAATATGTATTATGAAAAATTCTACATTAACTGGAGCTTCTTGGACATCCTTATCAAGTAATATGGAATATGATGTAACTGCTACCGCAATGACAACTTCTGTTGATGGTATTTATCAAAATGATTATGTAACATCATCTGCACAAGGAAGAGCAGTATTAGCAGCGCCAACAGGATATAACTTTGCATTTCAATTAGGAACATCTTTAGCTGGGGTATCTGATACATTTACATTAGGAATTAGAACAGTATCTGGTGCGACTACAGGAGATGCTATAGGATCAATATCATTTTACGATTTAACAGTATAACATGGCCATATTTTATAAAAATCAGGGATTTAGTTTAACAACAACAAATGCAACAACTGTATTAAGTATTAATACTTCTTCAGTTGCAATTGTTAAAGATATTGCTGTAACTAATACAGGATCAAATGCGGCTACATTAGATATGTATGTTTATGATTATTCAGCTTCTACAACATATCAGTTTATTCATGCAAGTGTTGCAGGTTCGTGTAATGCTAATGCAGCTCAGACAGTCTTGAATTTAGAAGAAGGAGATGCTATACTAGCACAAACAGCAACTGTTAATGTTATTAAAGGCGTTATCAGTTATGCATTATTAGATAGAACAGGAGAAAATGGATAATCTACCAAAGATAGAATGTCAGACAGTAGAAATTATTAAAAGTAAGAAAACAGGAAAGACTTATAATAATATAGAAGACTTCTTAAAAGAAAATAAAATTGAAGATCTACAAAAAGATTTAGCAGTTACTATTACAAATAAAGGTTTAGAGTTATTAGAGAAAGTAATGAATCAAAAATGAATCCTAGGGGCGGAACAGAATTACAAGTAGAATTATTAGAAAGATTTGCAGATAAAAATCTTCTTGATAAAGTACAGATAACTACATCAGTTCCTGAGAAAATACCATTACATCCAACTAAACCAAATATCCTTTGGCAACAAAATTCATATGATCAAGCTAATTTAGTGCCTTGGTTTAAAGATAAAAATAATCATAAAAAATATGATTGGTATGTATTTAATTCACATTGGTGTTATGAAAAATTTAGAATGATGTTTGATATACCAACTGATAGATCTTTAGTTATTAAAAATGCAATAGATAAAATAGAACCTAGAAATTTAAACTATAATAAAGGTGATCCTATTAAATTAATTTATACATCAACTCCATGGAGAGGATTAAATGTACTTCTTGCCGCAATGCAACTTGTTAAAAATACATCTGTTCATTTAGATGTATATTCATCTACACAAGTATATGGAAATAGATTTAAGGAAGCAAATGATAATCAATTTAAAGATTTATATGCACAAGCATCTTCATTACCAAATGTAAGTTATGTTGGTTATAAACCTAATGAATTTATAAAAGATAATCTTAAAAACTATCATATGTTTGCTTATCCTAATATTTGGGAAGAAACATCTTGTATCGCAGCAATAGAAGCTATGGCTGCAGGACTTTATTGTATTACAACAGATTATGGTGCTTTATTTGAAACATGTGCAGAGTTTGCAGTTTACGTTCCTTATGAAAAGGAATTTGTAAAACTAGCTCATACATTTGCTTCAGTTATTGATGCAGCTGCAGCCCAGTTGCACGAGGCGAGTGTCAAGGAGCATTTACAGTTTCAAATAGATTATACAAACAAATATTATTCTTGGGACCTGAGAAAAGGTGTTTGGAATAGATTTTTACAAGGAGTGATAAATGCAAGACTCAAGTAGACCAATATGGTTTAAAAAAGATAATACAAATGGAATGGGTATCGGGAAACCTGAAACTAGAATATATGTAGCAACACCTGTTCATAGTGAATGCTCCATTCATTACACACAAGCATTATTAAAATTTCAACAAGCATGTATGATGAATAATATCATGGTATCTTTTTCATTACTTAAATCATCTTTAGTTACACAAGGAAGAAATTTATGTGTTGCTAATTTTTTAGGAGATCCTGGTGATTATACACATATGTTATTTATAGATTCTGATATTGATTTTAAATTTGAAACAATAATTAAAATGTTAAAGTTTGATAAAGAAGTGGTTGCCACACCTTATCCTATGAAACATATTCATTGGGAACAAATATGGGAAAGATTACAACAAGGTAAAATTAAAAATAAAGAAGAATTAATGAGAGCTGGA